GAGCGTAAAGCAGAAGAGAAGAAGGCTATCCATGAGCGTAAGATGGTAGCTATTCAGCAGGACGCTAATTGGGAAAACATACATGCAAACAACGCAAGCAGTTCATGGAAAGACGAATGGTTTACTATCTTGTTTTCAGTACCATGTATACTTGCGTTCTTCCCTAGCATGGTGCCTGTAGTTATGCAAGGGTTTGCTGCTTTAGACGGCATGCCTGATTGGTACAAAGGTTTCTTGGGGGCTGCTGTTGCAGCATCGTTTGGTATTCGTGGTTTAGCTAACTGGAAAAAATAAATATGTATAGTGTTGGTGATCAAACATTTTCAACTATCCAAGAAGCCAGAGCTTACGACTTTGAGACAAGTGGTACTATAAATAATGTAAGGGCTATTACTTCTTTTGATGACGATCCTTTTGGTGATGATGACCCTTTTGGAATACCTGAGTTTGAAGATTTACCGGAAGAAGAAGATCCTTTTAGAAGATTAGCTAATGATCTTTTTCGACAGTTTATAGAACAAACTGAAGCAGAAGATAACTTACAAAGATGGATTAGAAGAAACGTTCTAAACGATACTAGAGACCCAGAAGACCAAGATGGAGAGCCTTCTGATTTAGATACTCTTTTTGCAGACGATACTTTCCAAATGATATGGGACAGTATTGTTGGCAGAATTGGTGACGTTCCTCCAGAAATAAGTGGAGACGAAACAGCAACTCAAGAATGGTATAATTCTCAAATTGAAGCTGCCTTGGAAGAAATAGAACAAACTGGTGGCGTATCTGGAGCTTTAGAAAGAGCGCAAGATATTGTTGATACAATGTATGACAATCCTGAAGCTCTTGCGAACATGGAAGACCCCGGCGAACTAACCAAGTTGTTTATAGAACAAGGTGGTATGTCTTTTGCTGGCGTTGTTCCTCCTGTTGCTACTACAACTACAGTAACTGGTAGAGAAGTTGTTGTAACTGAAGGTGGTGGCATAGCAGGAAATATATTTGACATTCTTGAAACCGGGGGTCAAATCTTCGGTGAAAATGTTCCTGTAGTATTACGCGATGTAGACGGAAATCCTATAACAGACGAAAACGGCGATCTTGTAACAGTAGAAGAATATCGTCCCGGCATTTTAGATGTAATGATTCCTCATCTTCCCGGAATATCATTACCTAATTGGATGCCTTCTGCTGGCGTTATTTTTCTTCCTACAATACAAGAAGCTGTAAACAAAGTATGGACAATAATCGACGAAACAGATATTGGAGAAGCGTGGGAAGAAGGTGACATTGGCGAATTACTAAACGACATTGGTGAAATTATTGTTCGTTCTGGCGAAGCTGCTGCTGGTGTAATTGAAGAAAAAGTTCGTGAAATCATTGGCACTATTACAGGAGCTGTCGCAGATCCTACTAGAGCAGGTTCCGTTATTGGTGGTATTATTGGCGTAGCTTTTCCTTCAATACCTCAGTGGCTTCCTCCTTTAATTTTAGACCCTCGTGTTTACGGCGCAGTACGTAGTGTACTAACACAAAACTTTAATACTCCTGAAGAAGATTTTCCTCCTTTTAACGAAGAAGTAGAAGAAGACGAAGTTGCCTTAATGTTTACTAACAGAGGCAATAACTATTTTGTTAATAAAGAATCAGACGAGTTTTTGCAATTAGCAGAAAGCGAAGAATATGAGTTTGATTTTAACGAAGAGTATACAAGAGAGCAGCTAGAAGATACTGGACTAGAGACAATTAACTCTGGTACGTATCAGTCATTGTTAGATGACTTGTCATTTCATGCACTAGAAGAAGACATCTATCAGTACTCTATGGATGACCTTATAGCGCGTTATGAGGAAGAAGGAGGAGTACTTCCCGGTGATTGGAAGACACTGGACGAAGAGTCGCGGTACAACTTTTTCCTAGCTGACTATTTTGATCTTCCTACCTACATTAGAGACCCTGATAGAGGCGGCGATAGAGACGACGAAGATGAAGGTGACGGTACTGGTGATGGTGACGGAGATGCAGATCAAGACCCTGTCTCTGTAGTTGAAGGCTTGTTTGCTGACTTTTTAGAGCAGCTTGATACAGAGTTTACTGGGCAACAAGAACAGATAAACACTATTATCAACAACTTTGTTGAGACTCTTCCTGATTTTGATGCAATGCCTACAATGGAGGACATTGCTGAATACTTTGAACTTAATGGCGTTACGTTATCAGAACAAAACTTTGAACGTATACGTCAAGAGTTAGCTAATGCAGGTTACCTGACAGAAGAACAACTAACAGAAGCTTTGGCTGGCGTAGCTACAACAGAGCAAGTTCAAGAAGCTATTCAAGGTGCTGGTTTTGCTACTCCAGAACAAGTAATACAAGCTTTAGCAGAAGCAGGTTATGCTACGCCTGCTGATATTGCTGATGCTTTTGCTAACTCTGGTTTTCTTACAGAAGATCAATTTAATACAGCTTTGGCAGAAGCAGGTTATTTAACAGAAGAACAATTAATAACCGCGTTGGCTGATGTTGCTACAACGGAAGAAGTCCAAGAAGCATTACAAGGCGCTGGTTTTGCTACGTTAGACGAAGTAAGACTAGCCTTATCAGAAGCAGGTTATCTAACAGAAGAAGAATTTAGGCAAACAGCAGAAGAGTTTAGACTAACAACAGAAGAGTTAAGACAAGCAATATCCGAGCTTCCTGATGGAGCAACAGAAGAAGAAGTTAGGCAGATAATACAAGAAGCTATTGACTCACTGCCCGGCAGCGGCGAAGGTCTATCTGTAGATGACGTAAGAGAAATAATTAATGAGGCTATTTCTGGAATAGATCTTCCTGATGCTGTAACAGCCGAACAAGTTAGAAGCATATTAGATAGCTTTGGTTTTTCTACCTCTGAAGAAGTACAAGCTGGTTTTGAAAACATTCAAGAAAATTTTGAAGACCTTACCAGCAGATTTAACGATGCTATTAACGGTATTGCTACTGAGTTTAGTGAACAAGAAGCTTTATTTTTAGAAAGTATTACAGGTCTTGAGGCGTCCTTAATACAATCTTTATCTAATATTGAAGGTGGTCTTAGTGCTGAGTTAGAAATGCTCGACACTAATATCATAACTTTACAAGAGGCTGTAGAAGCTGGTTTCAATGACTTTGCTGCGTTTGCTACAGAAGAGTTTGGTCTTGCCTCAGAAGAACGTCAGCGCCTTCAAGAAGCTATTATAGCTGTTGATGGAAACGTTACACAACTAAGTGCTGACTTTCAACGAGAGTTTGAAGAATTTGGTGGGACTCTTGCTGAACTTTTTGAAGGTGTTGGTTTTAGTATTGAAGATCTTCAGCAAGGACAAATATCACAAGCTGAAGCTTTTGAAAGCCTTAATTCTTATCTAGCAGAGCAGTTTGAAACAGCAGGACAAGAAAGGCAAAACTTACAAGAAGCTATCCTTAATGTTGGCGGAGACGTTAACTTATTAAGCGATACTATGTTCGATCAGTTTCAAGCTCAAAACGAAACTATCGAAGAATTATTTGCAGGAACAAATGTAAATATTGAAGCTTTAGCGTTAGGGCAAATAAGCCAAACTGAAGCTATAAACCAGTTCCAAGAGTATGTATCGGATGAGTTTTTAGCGGCTCAAGAAGACCGAATAAGAATTACCGAAGCTTTAATTAGTGTAAACGGAAACTTAGAAGATCTTAATCTTGCGTCTTTAGATACGTTCAATGATTTAAATCTTAGTATTGAAGAATTATCCAACGAATTTAATATAAATTTTGAGGCTTTGCAACAAGGGCAAATAAGTCAATTTGAAGCTTACAACGAATTTCAAGACAACGTAACACAACGATTAGACATATCTAATGAGCAGCTTGAAGATATTCTTGTAGGACAAGAGGATATTCTTAGTGGTCAGCAGGATATTCTTACAGGCCAAGAAGATATTATTATGGGCCAAGAAGAGTTTCAAATACTTTACGGCGAGCAACAACAAGCGTTAGAAGATCAAATTATGGCAGGCAATGTGCTTAATGCCTTAGCTGCTGGAGGTATGTTTGCTCCTGCTGCTGTACCTGCTAGAGTACCTTATGAAGATTTTTTACAGGGTATTACATATCGTCCTAGAGAAGCGCCGGAACTTGCTATTAAAACTCCAGCAGTAGACTATAATGAAGAAGCACAACAATTATTAATGCGGACGCGTAGACGAGGAATGTTAGCATGACGTATCTTAATTTAATGAATAACGTACTGCGTCGATTGCGTGAAGAAGAAACCACGTCAGTCAGTAATACTACCTACGTAAAAATGGTAGGTGATTTTATTAATGATGCAAAAAAACTAGTAGAAGAAGCAACTGACTGGTCTGCTTTACGTGAAACAATTACTGTTTCTACTACTGCATCAGACAACACCTACTCATTAACGGGTGGCGGTGATAATGTAAAAGTTATGTGTGTTCTAAATGACACTAGCAATTTGTTTATGGACTACCAGACAAAAGACTGGTTTAACGAACAGCTGTACATTAGCAGTGCAGCAGAAGGTACACCACGGTACTACACGTACAACGGACTTGATGCTAGTGGTGATACGCAAGTATTAGTAGGGCCAACTCCTGATGGAGTATACAGCCTCCGCTTTGATGTTATTAAACGACAAGCAGACTTAAGCTCTAACACAGATTCGTTGCTTGTACCTGCTATGCCTGTAGTCCACCTTGCTATAGCTTTATTGGCACGTGAACGTGGTGAGACTGGCGGTACATCTGCTGCTGAATACTTTGCTATTGCTGATAAGTTTTTGTCTGACGCTATTGCTATAGACGCAGTCAAGCACCCTGAAGAGATGGTATTTAGGACTATTTAATATGGCTCAACAACTGCAAAGTATTAATCTTGTAGCTCCGGCATTCAAAGGTGTTAACACCGAAGACTCGCCGTTGGCTCAAGACCCGTCGTTTGCAGAAATTGCAGACAACGCTGTAATTGATAAACGTGGTCGTATTGCGTCACGTAAAGGTCACACTGTTGTGACAACAAACAAGACTGTTCTTGGCACTGATTCGTTACGAGCCATTAAAGAATATGAAGACAACGCAGGAAACAGTAAGATATTCTCTGTTGGTAACAACAAGATTATAAGTGGCACAACTACACTAGCAGACGAGACTCCCGGTAGTTACACAATCAGCGCTAACGACTGGAAGATTGTAAACTTTAATGACCACATGTTTTTCTTCCAACGTGGTTACGAGCCCTTGGTTTACTCCAATCACGTAGGCTCTGTAGAAAAAATGTCAACGCATCCCCATGCCTCAGGTGTTGCCAGCACTATGTATGGGCATGAAGTGTTAGCGGCGTATGGACGTTTGTGGACTGCAGATTTTAGTGCTAACAAGTCCACTATTTATTGGTCAGACTTACTTGATGGGACAGCTTGGTCAGGCGGCTCTAGCGGCAACATTGACGTGTCCAAGGTCTGGCCTGATGGGTATGACGAGATTGTAGCACTAGCAGCACATAACGGTCTGTTAATAATTTTTGGTAAGCATAGCATTATTGTGTACGAAGGTGCTACTTCTCCTGCTTCTATGACTTTGTCAGATACTATAGCAGGCATTGGTTGCGTCAACAGGGACACTGTACAGTACACGGGTACAGACGTGTTGTTCTTGTCACACACAGGACTAAAAAGCTTTGGGCGAACAATACAAGAAAAGTCTATGCCCATAAGCAGTCTGTCGGGAAACATTACTAAAGACATTATTTCTGCGTTACAAAATGAAACAGAGTTTTTTAGGTCCGTTTATAGTCCAGAAGAAGGTTTTTATTTGCTGGCGTTTACAGGACAAAATGTTATCTATTGTTTTGATGTTAGAAGCATACTTGAAAATGGTTCATATCGAGTAACTCGTTGGGTAGGAACAGGGTTTACATCATTTACTAGATTAGAAAACGGAACCGTATATGTTGGAACAACAAACGGAATTAGTCAGTATGCTGGTTACCAAGATAACGGACTAAAATATCGTTTTAAATACTATAGCCCTAGCTTGACTTTTGGTGACGCATCTCGAGCTAAAATTCTTAAGAAATTAAAGCCAACATTAGTAGGGGCAAACGACGCAACAGTATTTCTTAAGTGGGCTTATGATTTTGATACAACGTATTCTACAGCTGAGTTTACAGTAGGTACGCAAATTTCTGGCTACTACGGAGAAAGTGAATATACTACCGTAGAATTTACAGCAGGTCAGTTAACTAGTCAAAGATCATTAAATGCCACTGGGTACGGTACAAGCGTAGTGGTTGGGTTAGAAGCAGACATTAACGGAACTGCTTTATCACTTCAAGAAATTAACGTAATGGCTTTAATAGGAAAGCTACTTTAATTAGGAGATAACAATGGCTGTAGCAACAGACGATGAAACTATTGGAGGCGGCGGAGGTTTCTTTGATTTCTTAGGAGACCTTGGATCGTACCTGATGCAACCAGAGGTTCTGCTTCCGGGTGTTGTTGGTGGATTGCTGACAGGAGAAGCTTATGGACGACTTAGTGACATAGGTACTAAAGCAAGAACACGTGCTGAAGATCTTGCTGCAACACAGTTGGAACAAACACAGTTTAGACCTTTTACTGTGACTACTGCTACTGGGGCCGATCTAGGTACTAGAGTTACTCCTTCTGGTGGTGTTGAAACTACTATGGGTTTGTCTCCTGAAGAAATTGCTCTGCAAAGTCAACTACTAGAAGGTGCTGGAGGTTTCTTTGGTCAAGCAGTACAACCTAGAGAAGCACGTGAGCAAGCTATTTTTGAAAGAATGCGCAGTGCCCAACGACCGGAAGAGGAGCGTCAGCGTCTTGCGTTAGAAGAACGACTAGCAGCTCAAGGTCGATTAGGAACAAGCTCTGCTGCTTATGGTGGCGCTACTCCTGAAATGTTGGCAATGGCTACAGCGCAAGAAGAGGCTCGTAATAGAGCTATGTTAGGTGCTATGCAACAAGCGCAGGCTGAACAAATGCAGCAAGCAGCGTTAGGTCAACAGTTCCTTGGATCTGGTTACATACCACAACAACAACTTATGGCGGCTACTCAGCCTGCACAGCAGTTGGCAGCGTTACAGCAGCAGGCACAGCTACAAGGTGCTGGTTTGTTTGGTGAAGCAACTATGTCTGGTATTGAGGCTCAGTTGGTTGCAGAACAAGCAAGAGCTAACTTGTTAGGTCAAACAGGTGTTGGTTTGTTGCAAGGTGCGCTAACTCCTAAAGCACCTAGTTATAACATTGACATATCTTCTCTTATTCCCGGCTTAGGGGGGTAAAACAATGGCTAAGTTTTCACAAGAGTTTTTAAGACAGATGGCTAATCCTGCTTTTGGGCAGGGGATGTTTACTGCTGCAAAACAAGCGGCACAGCTTCCCGGTCAGCTTAGACAACAACAAGCACAGCAACAACAGATGGAAAAATTTCGTGGTATGGGTGCTGTTGAAAGAGCAGACTTTATGGCGGAGAAAGCGCAAACACCCAAACAGTTGATGCAAGCAGAAGCGGTAAAGCAAGATGCTCTTAAAAAGAGTGCTATGCAAAGTCTTAGAGGTTTAGAGGCAGCCAGACAAGCCGCTCAAACAGACGAAGAAAAGTTACGTATAGAAAACATTATGTCTCGTGTTGCTGTACAGGCTGAAGTAGATCCTTCTACAATTAAAGGACGAACGCAGCAAGAGAAGGATGTGGCTTTACGTAGAGAAAATGCTAGGGTTTCTGCTGAACTTAACGCAATTAATTTAAAGGCGAAGCAAAGAGAGCAACAAGAAGACGCCTTGAAAGAGGCTTACTTTGCTGTACCCGAAAGCAGTAGAGAGGAGTTTGAAAAAAACCTAACTGACTCTGGTTTTGCTTCAGTAATTCAAGACGTAAAAGAAGAAAAACTTAGAAAAGAAACGGTTAATTTAAATTACACAAATGCCGTGCAAAGAAAACAAGACAGCGATGCCCAGAAAAAAACTGCGTTAGCTACATCTGATTTGGAATCTTCTATAGATAGTTCTGATATTGATGACGGTTTGAAAAAAAACTTAAAGGAAAGACTATCAAGAATAAAACAACCAAATTTTGAAGCAGGTGAAACTTGGAACAGTGGTGATAAAGAAAACGCTATTCGAGAGTTTAATGCTATCAACAATCTTTTAAGTCAAGCCGTTGTTACTGAATCAACCAATAAAAGAAGAGAGGCTGATAGGCTTAAAAGACTGAAAGATTACGTTGCAAAATATGTGCCGACAGAAACTGCTATTGACAGCTTTGATGGTTTCTTTACAAGTAGAGAAGAGGCAATAGAAATGGCTAGGGAGCAGGCTCTTGCTCCGTTGTTAGCTCAAATTGAACTTCTTGAAGAAAGCATGAAAGGCGCTGATAATCTTCCTACGACAAACGAAGAAGGAACGCAAACAATAGGCGGATTCCAAGTACGAGTAATTAAATAATGCCTACTTATGAAGTAACAGACCCTACTACTGGCCGTACTTTATCGTTAACTGGTGATGCTCCGCCTACTGAAGCACAACTTAAAGAAATCTTTGGTGCTTATCAGGAGACTACTGAGCGTGAGCGTTTAGAAGAAGAGTTTGCTCAAGCCGAAAGAGAAAGAGAGTTAGCTGGTCAAAGACTAGAAGCAGCTTTAGACACGCCGCTTGAGAATCTTGCAGAAGGTATACAAGAATTTTCTGCTGCTGGTGTAGGCGCTGCTGCCGATATAGCTACCTTTGTTGCTTCTCCGTTAACGTATGCTTATGAACAAGCAACAGGACAAGATGTTCCAACAGGACGTGAAGCACTTGCTATGATTGATCCTCGCCTTGATCCTAATAGGCAGTTTGTAGAAGAGCGCGGTGTAGCAATGGCTCCTCGTTTAGCAGGAGAACTTACAACAATGGGCGCTGGTTTTGCACAAGTAGCCAGAGACCCTTCCAAGATAACTTCAGCTTTGCAGGACATTGTTGGGCTAGGAATGACAAAGACTCCTGTAGTTGCTCCTACCGCTGTTGCTGCTAAGAAAGCTCGTGACTTTGATTTGACAACTGAAGAAGGTCTTAAGGACTTTGCAGACGACGCGGCCATTCGTTTTGATGTTGAAGAAGCACGACCTAAGTTTGAATCTTATGAGCAATGGGAGACTAAAGAACTTCCTGCTTATGAGAAAAAAATGAAAGAACTAGGAGAGCAGTGGGACAAAACAGCTCAAAAAATTGAAGAGGCAGATCAGCGTTTAGCAAAAGCTGTAGAGTCTGGCGATGAAGTTAGAATACAAAAAGCTCAAGACAACTTGAGTATTGCTGAAAACAAGCTTATAGAAATAGAATCTAAAATAGAAAAAGCACCTGAAGCTCCTAAGTTAGAAACAACAACAGCGCAAAGAAGAGAGTTTGTTAAAGAAGAATTAAAAGCTGCTGGTGTTTCTGAAGATATAATAAAGCAGGTAGTCATTCCTCAACGTTACAGAAAGCCTAAGCCTTTTGAAGAATTGATGCAGTATGATGTTTCTGTTATGCGTGGTGCTTATGATGTTAAGCCTAGCGCTGCAGCAAATACTTTTGAAAGACTTGCTAGACCTGTTTCTTCACTTGTTAGTAAATTTGCTGGGCCACGGGTAGGCGTTTTATTTGAGTCTAGTTTTGAAACGTCAGGTAGGAAACAAGAACTATTTTTAAACAAGTATTATTCAGATGAAACACAAGATTCTTTTGCTGAGTTAGTTGATTGGGCAAATAATGACAATATTAAAAGACTGTTTTTGGATCTAAACAAGACACCAGAAAATTTACAACAAATTTTACGAGAAGGTTCTTCAATGAGTAAAGAAGCCAATTCGCTTCTTCGTAATCTTATTGCTGATAGTAAAGCACATCAAAAAGAATCTGGCAAGATCTTTAAAGAAGAGGTACAAAAAGACGAAGTTTATTGGGCATCAGGAACTAAAAGAGAACAAATAGAAGAAGAGGGTTTAGGCCCTGATATTGAAATGGGTAAGCGTATTGAAGCAGGCGCTCAAAAAAGAGTGCGCGGATCTGCTGAAGATATGGACATAGATGAGCTAGAGCAATATGCCAATCCTATTTTAGAACAAGTGAACCGTATAGCAAAGCAACAAACTTTAATAGAGCTAGCTAGGTCTTTTAGGATGCGTCCTAGTCTTGGAATTGATGAAGACACCTCAGCTTTTTTTAAAGAAATGGAAAGAGCAGTAGCCAAACAATCTAACTCTCCTGTTACTGGTAAAAGAGTAGCTGACCTTGCTAACTCTACTTACATTGGTGCAAGAAGCCGTCCTAACGCTGTAATAGAAGCTTTTATGAAGCAGTCTTATGCGGGTACTTTAGGGCAGTTTGATTC